ACCCCATTCTGATGGGCTAAATAATTTCTCAAAATCAATATCCGCAATAGCTCCAATTGGGTCTGATAAAAATGCTTCTGTGGCAACCTCTGTTGTTGCATCTGCTAATGTATATGGCATTGGAGCTGATGCATTCTCTTTTATTCTATCACCAAATTCTTCAAGGGCTTTTGCTATTGATGGTTCTGATGCCGCAAGCAAGGCTACCTTTGCTATTTCTGATGTTTTAATTCCAAGACCTTCAGCTACCGCCGTTTTTTGTTCTGGGGTTAATTTAGTCAATGTGTCTTTACTTGTTAAATCTGCAATTAAATTTGCTGTCTCTTGTGATATACTATTAGTTACATTATTTTCTGAACCAGAATCAATTGTTGGCTCTGGTGATGGCTCTACGATTGGAGTTGATTCTGGCAATGGTTCAGGCTCTGTGGTTTCTGTTTGGGTTGGGTCTGGGGTTGGCTCTGGACTGGGTTCTGGTTCGTTTGATGCTTCGTCCTCTGAAGGCGAGGATTCTGGAGTTGGAGAAGACTCTGGGGAAGGTTCAGGAGTAGGCTCTGTAGTAGGTTCAACTGTTGGTTCTGGTGTTGGCTGTGGCATATTAGCAAGGGCGGTAGCAATAGCTGCTGCTACTCTTTGTTGCTCTTCAAACAACCAAGTCTCATTATATAAATCCCAAGCGTCTTCAATTGCATTATTTAAATTAATAATAGATTGATCATAAGTTGACTGTGTATTATTTTTAGCAGTTAAAGCATTTGCTGTAGTTGTTACAGCAGTATTATGTGTAGTAGTCTTAGCTGTTAGCGTTTGATTATATGTTGTTAATGTAGAATTTGCAGTATTGTATGCAGAAAGTTTTGTATTATATGTAGCAAGTTTAGTATTGTAATCTGTCTGAGCCGCCGCCTTTGCAGTTACTGCTTCATTATATGCATCAATTTGTGCCTGCGTTGCACCAGGGCCAGAAGAAAATGTATTAAGATTACAACTAAAATCTTCTCCCCATACTCTTGGATTTCCAGCATAGTCACACCCTGCGCCAGTCATTCCGCCAGGAATTGTCCATCCAAGATGATAAGATCCTGGACCTCCTCCGTTATACCACCAGATTTCTACATCAAATGTTTTGTCTACAGTAACATCATATGTTGGAGACCAATCACTCCATCTTGCTCCCTGCTCAACCCAGTTATTAACAGCAAGATCTCCATCGATATACATTTTGAAACCATCATCTGTATATCCTGCAAATGCTACTGTTGTAAACCATGAAGGAACAGTAATCTTTCCAGTAAACTTAACCACTATATTTTCATACCTATTACCGCAAACTGGCAGATTCATATAATTTGAGTCCCAGGTGCCAGAACAAATTACTGAATCTGGTACTGCATAACTAGGCCAAATTCTTGCTAAATTATATACAGTATATTGCAGACCATCGCCGCCAGCCTCGTTAATAACTGATTGAGCTGATTGAAGATTACCATTAGCGGTATTAAGATTTATTAATGAAATATCAAGAGCATCTTTAGCATCATTCTTTTGAGTCAATGCTGTAGCAACCGTAGCAGTTTGCCCATCTACCGTTGATTGAGCTGTTGTTTTTTCAGATAATGCTGTTGCTTCTGCTTCTACCGCCGAATTATATGCAGCATATGCGCTATCCCTAGCAGCTTTTGATGCTACTGCTGCATCGTATTTGTCTTCTGCTATATCTATTAAGGCTCTAGTATCTGCCTCTTCTGTAAGATTTGTTACCTTTTCGTTTAGTTCTGCTATCTCTTCAGCGGCAACTGAAAGTGGATCATCGCTATAAGCAGGTGTGAGAAATAGCCATCCAAACATTAAAATGAATGCTAATGATAATCTCCATGCTTTAGTCCTAGTCAACTATAACTCCTAAACAAACACTATGTCTGCTTAGTTAATTATATCATTGAACTATTTAGGATTGTCTGTTTTATAAAAACCAGAACCGTTAAACCTAATTCCAAATGATCCGTAGTGTCTTTGCAATCTTTTACCGCATTCGTTACATAAATAGTTAGGTTCTATAGAATTTATTGATCTTTCTTTTGGAACAATACTGTCTGGTGAACACTCACACTTGTATTCATATATAGGCATTACTTACCGCTCTTTTTTCTCTTCTCTGCTAAGGCGTTAAAGTCTTTAACCTTAGTATCTCCCAAGTATCCCCAGGCATGTCCATCTGCAATCATTTTTTCATTCATAGAAACTTCTGATCCATCAAGGAACAGCCAACCTAAAATTCTTCCGTACTTTTCTGATGAGTCCATTTTTTCTGTTTTGATAACAACAGTTTTGGCAGCTTCAATTTCACGCTTTAGATAAGCTTTTGCTTCAAGGCCTAATGCCTTTTCCATCTTATCTGTAGTTCTACTTTCTGGTGTATCTATACCAGCTAGTCTTACTCTTGAGCTAAATGAGATATCAAATCCAAGATCTATCTCTACATCGATTGTATCCCCGTCCACAATCTTAGTAACTTTTTTAACATAATACTCGAACATGATTCTCCTTAAATTTTAATGAGCAGTTTCGGGACGTGCTCAGGTCCATCCTTCGGGTAGCGACCCGAATAGTCTGCGACTCCCCAGTGACGGGGTGCAGATCTCTATTATACTATTTATTTGATCTTGATAGTCTTTGGCTTCTTGTCTTCAGGAACCAGCCTAATAATATTAATATTAAGCATTCCGTCCTTAAGAGATGCACTGGATACTTCCATGTACTCTCCTAGAGCAAAAGACCTTGTGAATTTACGTGCAGCGATTCCTTTATGCAAAACTTCTGCGTCGGTGATCTCGGTAATTTCTCCAGAAATAACCAATGTTCCGTTATCTACAGATAGACTAATGTCTTCTTTTGTGAATCCTGCAACCGCAAGAGATACCTGATATGTATCTTCGTCTAGCTTTAGTACATCGTATGGTGGATATGATTGGCGTGATGCAGCATTGTGCACGTTAGCCATTCTTTCAATTTCACGATTAAAGCCAATAAAAAAAGGATCCTTGAAAAGATCCCATGTATATGTTGTTACCATATTATTCCTCCTTCAAGCGAATAAGTTAATTTATAGGACCCCTAATGGGCATCCTAATATAATTATATCATAATTTTTAATCGTTTGGAATATCCCTAAATGTAGTAGGGTCTATTTCTATCATGCCCATTTCTTTAGCCAACTTTTGTCCTTCTGGACTCAAATGTATTGTTGCCTGCAAATCTTCATCGTACTCAATTTCTGCAAGTCCCGCCTCATATAAATTCATTAAGGATTTATCAACATAATCAATATGGGACTGCCATAGCTCAGGAGCATATTCCTTAGCCATTTCTTGATCAATAGAATAAATAAGTTCGCCATTTTCATCCATACCCTCTAGATTAACAACTCCTATTTCTAAATAGTAAGCAAGTACTTCGTCGTCGTCTTTATCTTCAAGACTCATTTATAGTTCCGTCCTCATTCTTATCTATAGTTGTTTCTACTAACTGCTGAACGTATTCAGAAAAATGCTTTCTAACACTTCCCATTGGTCTGGAGCCAGAAGACTTCCATATTCTTTTATATTCTATAACATTAGAAAATGTTGTAGGGCATAGCAGGGTGCCATTGTATTCTTTTAAAACTGTAGGAAGAGGCACATGCTTGCCACAACACTTACATTCTTTCGCTCTCTCTTGATATATACTCATACTATTTCCATTCCGTCTAATACATCTGATAAGTTTTTAGGCATCCTTGGTGGCCTTATCATGTTCATTACTATTTCGTCTTCTTCTTTTTCTCTATCCCACTTCAAAGAGCTGTAGGTATGTATGTCTATCTCTTCATTATTCTGTGGCCTGCTTCTACTAATTGCGTTATATACAGAACCGCAAACAGCATCAGCCAAGTCTTTTGATCCTTTTCGTGGGTGATCGACCCTATCTCTCATAATTTTTAATTGCAGTAATTCATCTATAAGTAATTTAATTGCAGGTCCGCTCAATCTATCTTCTGCAACAACCATAGCCATATCGTCGTAATGTTTCTTTGCAACCGACAGTGTCTCTGTATTTATACCGTATTGTTTTAATTGCTGCATCATATCGTGAGAATTCCAACGGTCAAATGTGCACACACGAATTTTAAATCCCTTTGTTCTAAGAGACAAAATATAATCTTTAACTTCTGTAAAGTCTACAGACTTATCTGGAGTAGGTGTCCAATACCTAACTGCATCAACTTCTACAATGGGTGCTGGCTGAGAATATGTATCTGTTACTTTGACATTTACCCATTTTTGAACATGAGCCATTGCAACTGCACAATGGTCATGCTTCTGAGCTAAGTCCACATGGAGAAAGTATTCTTTGTCTGGATCTGGGGCAAACCAGTTTTCAAATCTTCCAAAATCATCTACGGCTAATGACATATTGCTAAATGCTTTTTCAATTTTTTCACGAGATTTAAAGAATGCATCAATTGCTTCTGATGGCATGCAGGCAAATCTTCCTAGTGCATCTGGAGTATTTTTATAGAACGCAACTTTAAAATCATCGATACTTCTTGTTGGATTAATTTCCCATGTTGGTCTTCTAAGAGCATACATTCTAGGATACTTATAGGACAAAATATGATCTTCTTCCCACTCAATATCAAACTCGTTACCCTCTGTTCCGTCTGGAAGATTATCGTCTAGTTTAAAATGATGTGTTCTAGTAATAACTTCTTTTTCTGCAACTACGTCGTCGTAG